CTAGTTGTTCAGCATCTTCTTCTAGTAAGTCACTAAACCTGTACTCTTCGATAGAACCGTCAGCGTTGCGTAGAGCAAGTACTGCACCCTCATCTAGTACCATACGGTTCCTAGCTCTCTTGTGGGCCTTAGGTATGTTAGTACGTGTCATAAGTTCTGTAATACCGTCAACCTCATCTGCCTTAAAACCTGCGGCTGTGAGAATGTCTGATAGGTCTTCAAGGTTCATCTCATTGGCACCAGCATGGCCCATCTTACCCAACTTAGGGTCAGTAATAGATTTAGTATATGCCTTTGCAATACGAGAGATGTACGTTTTAACTTGTTCAGGTGTACCCTTACGCTTACCATTACTACGCTTTACTAACCATTGCTTAACATTCTCTTCGATGTTAGGCTGACCTTTACGGATAGCTTCTTCTACTAGCTGTGATATTTGTAACTCAGCATCATCACCTAGTCTAGACATAGTAAGTCTAATCTTCTCATCATTAAAGATACGTGACATGTAGTTAGGCTGTCCGTTTAACATATCCATACTAAAGCCAGCTACATCGTACTTAACAGCTTCTTCAGCTATTTCACGCTGTACTTTCTTTACAGCTTCGGCTGCCTGTGCTACTTCAGCAGGTACGTCAGTATCAATACCTCGTACATACCTACTCATTAGAGCATTAAATTCTTCTACAGTTCTGCCAGTGTTTTTCTTCCACAAAGCTTGTGAAGTAGGTAGTACATTTGCAAGCCTGTTACGATACTTTAGTTGTAACATCTCACCTATCTCAGAGGCTGATACATTGGTAGCAAGTGTACCACCCTTGTAACCAGCACTGTTCTGACCTAGTAGACTAGAAGTATATCTAATCCAACCTAGTTCAGAGTTAGCTGTCTGTGCGCCAGCAGATAGAATGTTACGTAGTCCAAACATATTCCATCCAGCAATCTTAGGCATTGCCTGTACTGCTGTCTCGTCTGTAGCAGATGCTGCCGCCCTAGTAGGTATACCGTCTATAGATTCTATAAACTTATCACCCTCTAGTTCTTTGTTAATCATCTTAACAGCAAGTGCATCTACATTGTACTCATCGTGAAAACGCTTCTCTACGTCTGTAAGTGTCTCACCCCTAGCTACTTTGCCAGCAATGCGAGAACGATGTCCTGCTCTGATAAATGCAGTAGTAGCGGCATCTATACCACCTGTTATACCAGCACCTAAACCAGCAGCCACTAGTACATCGTTTCCATCAATGTCATACCTGTACTTAGCTCTAATAGCTTCAAAGGCCGCTAGCTCTGCACCACCTATAGCCGCTACTTTAGCTGTTCTGTAGGCGTTACGTGCTTGCTTACCTGCTCCTATTAGAAAAGCACCTGCACCTGCGGCAGGAGTACCCACAGCAGATACAGCAGCAGAGGAAGCAAAGATTGCTCCCCACTCTACAGGGTCAAACATAGATGCTAATACATTAGCGGTTACACCTGACCATCCATCTGCGCTAATTTGCTGTAGGTTCTTTTGTGTTCTAAGATAGGAGTCTCTAGTAAGAGTAGCACTAGACAGCCCATTGGTCTGAGCATCTTCGATTACTTCACGTACAGCAGTACTATCCTCTAGTCCTTCTGTAAGTTCCCTAATTAACTCAGGAGTAAACTTAGATATAGGCTCACTAGGTACTGAAGTAATCCTGTCGAAGTTGTTTATAACAGTAGGCAGAACCCACTCCTCTTGGATAGAGTTACCCAAGCTAGTGAAGAACTGTGACTTCTGGTTATCCATAGCCATCTGTTGTTTTGTTAGAGTAGCTTCATCTACAGTAGAAGCAATGGGAAGTGTGTTCTCATTCAATTCCTGTAGATTTAAGTCCTTAAACAAATCGTTCTTAAATTCTGCCATGATTTAACTTCCTTCTCAGGCGTAAGATTTCAAGAAACAGTAATACACTAATAGTAGGTTGTATTACTACAAATAACCAGATATTAATTTCTTCATAGGAGATGCCAATTATTTCTGCCCATCTTACTAATAAGATTACACAGAAATCAAACACAGCATCTACCCACTCAATACCACTATTACCCATTACTGTTCCTTTTTATTAGTTTAGTTCAACGTAGACCTGAGAGCCTTCGTCCTCTGTAATAGGAGCAAACTCACTAAAGAACGCTCTCATCTTCTTATAGATTGTTCCTTCAGAAGTACTCTTATTATTAAAGTTCCAACGCTCTTTAATAAACTTCTTACCTGACTTATCTTTCTGAATACTAAAGCCACCTACAAACCCTGCTGCTTTTAACACAGGGTCTGTCTGTAGGTCATAAGCAAACATAGCCAATCCAATAGGATTGTTAGGATAAGTTGCGTTTACTTGCTCTTCCATTTGTTTACGCTCTGCACTCGAAAGACGCTTACCACTGATGTCCTTAAAGTTAGCTATAACAGAAGCCACTGGTAGTCCTCTCCTTGTTAAAGGATAGTCACCATACTCTACACTCTTAGAGCCTCTAGCTTCAGCGTTAGCTGTTGCTTGTTTAATAATACTAAGAGTGTCCTCACCAATGTCCTTAGTTCCGAAGTCAGTTTCAATACCTAAAGACCTACCTATTACATTAGAGAATAAAGCCTTGTAAGGCGCAGCAATAATGTTAGAGGATGGGTCTTTCTCATCTAAAGAGTTTAGTACTGTACCCTTAGGTCTAGGCTCTGATGAAGGTATAGTCATAGTTGAGGCGTTAGCTTCGGACATAATAGAAGGAATATCTATATTCGCTACTAGTTCTTCAGCAACTTTCTTTGCTCTATTGGTAGTTTGTTTAGCCCAATCTGTGACTGTAATAGTACCATCTTTAGCTACATTATACAACATATTAAACTGTGCGTCAAGCAATGCTGAAGCCTGTTCAACAGAACCTTCAGCGTACTTAGCCGCTTCTTTAATTGATGCCATAAACTTAGGCCACTCCTTAGTGACGTTAAATCTACCTAACTGGTAGCCCATCTGAATCATACCAGACTGTGTTGCTTCTGGTAAGTTCTGGAAGCCCTCTACTACATCAGTAAAGTAGTCAGATGTCTTCTGTACCTTTAGTGCTACAACAGCTTCAGACTCTTCTGGTTGTACGTTGTTGATGTCTGCAATTAAAGCACGTTCATCAGCCTCTAGTGACTCAACCTGTAAGCCATGACCTACTGAGTTCTTACCCATATCATCATACTGTGTATAACTAAATCCCTCATCTTCTATGATGGTAGCCGCAGCCGCAGATGTAACAGGGTTTAGGGTAGAGGCTATAGATGATACAGTATCTACAACACTGTCAAGCGTACTATTAGTTGTAGGTTTAGCTACTTCACCAGTACCTGCTAGGTCTTGAATTGCAGTAAGAAAGTCAGCCTTTAATAGGCCACCTACTTCCATTATAGCATCGGCTGGTGTGTTCTTTAGCATATACTGTAGTATAGGATTATCCATACTAAAGCCTAAGTCTGTTAATGCTTTCTGTGCATCCTGCATAATACCTGATTCAGAGAAAGGTACATCTGGACCTGCTGTACCACCTAAGTACTCAGCAGGTGAGACTTTTCCTAGTTGATACTCAATATCTCTAGCACCTGAGTTCATACTACCAAGGTCTGGTGTTAGTGTTGTCGTAGGAGAGAAGTCTTCCTGTGTTACTACTTGACCTATTAAACCATTTAGTTGGCTCCTGTCAGATAGTAAGGCTTGTTTACTAAGTTTACCACCTAACACCATAGGAGTAGGTGGGTTCTGTCTCTTGTCCCATGCCTTCAGTATCACTGCCTTAGGATTATTAGGGTCTGGATAAAGACCCACAGCAAACTCATCTGGTAACAACCCACCTTTATTAGTGTACATCCATTGCTGTAATTCCGTAGAGTTTTGTAGCAGTGTGTTGTACTCATTAATAGTAGATACTACATCCATACTTTTGTCTATGTTGGTATTTAGTTCTGCAAAGGCGTAGGAAGTACCATCCCCTGATTTAACAATAGGGTTGTCAGCAGTTACAATGTTCCAAGCAGCTTCAGCAACAGCCTCAGGACTTTCGTAGCCACCTACTTGGTTAAGGATGTTAGCGACACTTAGAGCTTTCTGTAGTATCTCACCCTTGTTAAAGACATCGCTTAAATCCTTAGTAAAGTAGCTAGTAGTAATACTATCTCCTACTGACTCCTTAAATTTAGCATCCATTGTACGAGTAGTATCAATACCCTGTATTTGCATAGCAAGACTATTTAAGTCCTGTACTTCTGTTTCCTTAAAGTCTCCAAATTCATCGTAAGTATCTGATACTATAGTTCTAGTACCAGCACGTGCCATGTCTTTAGATAGTACACTAAACGCCTGTAAACGTGCTTTTGTGTCCTCATCTATAAAAGATAAGTCAGCACCTGCGTTTCTTAAAGCTTCATAAGTATCCAGACCTATCTTAAGTTTCTGTAAATCTTCTACACTAGTAGGTGTTTTAGAACCTGTTAGCATAGGTGATATGTCTGTTACTACATTCTGCACATTCTTGGGTACAAAGTCTAACTGTGACATCAAAGCAAACTGCTCACCTACTCCTTTACCCTGTATACCTATAAGAAAGGCTTGCTCTACCTCATCATTAGATAACTGTATAATGTCTCCTGTAGAGGGGTCAGTATATGTAAGGTCTTTAAGTGCGCTAGGGTTACGATTTTCAAAAGCATTAGTCATAGCTGACGATAAGGCAGTTTGTTTAGCCTGTGCCTTTAACCGCTTCTTCATTACTGTAGTTTGCTTGGCTTCTATGTTTCCAGATTGTACAGCATATCTACTCTTACCTAGTTGGTTTTTAGACGATGAACTCTGTAAGTATAAGGTAACAGCGGAGAATACATTATCATCTGCTGTAGCCAAATTAACTAACGCATCATTAACCTTGTTATCTTTGAAGTTAAAGTAATCAGGGTTAGCTGAGTGAAAGCCAGCTACATCTTCTCTGATACTTTCAATAGCGTCCTTCTTAGAAATAAGACCTTGTTCTAGTCTGAGGTTAGTATCACGCATACTGTCTGCAAAGTCAGAGAGTAGTACACTCTGAGTATGCTCAACTTTAGCAGGTATAAATGTTCCCTGCATAAAAGTTTCTAACGCTCTTTCTATGTTTTGGTCAAAGGTCTGCATTAGTAAAGGGTCAGTATCTACTTTTTCTAACTCAGTTAGGTAGTCTTGTTTCTGAGTGCGCCAGTGATTACGTACTACGTCTTGGTCTAACTCCTTATAAGCTGTCTCATTCTGTACATAATCCATGCCTAGTTCGCCTATAAGACGCTTGGCTTTCTGTTCTAGCTGAAACTCTTTATTCTTCTGTACTCCATCAGCGATTTCTTTTTCACGCTTAAGTCTTGCTACTTTACGTTCCTGTGCTTGCGATTCAATAGCAGGAGTTATAGCAGAAACAAACTGAGAGAGTGGGCTTGGTCCTTGTGGCTGTGATACAGGCTTAACGTAGGTGTCAACAGGTGCCGCTACTGGTCTGAGGTTGGCCTGTGTTGGGCCTTGAAACTTTCTTACTTGTGGTCTTTGTGCCATAGTATCCTCTTAGACTGGTGCCATTGCGGGGTTTATTGATGCCAAATAATTTGAGTTTATTAGTGAAGGCGTAGAACCTAAAGCAGGAGCTACAAAGTTAGGAGCAGCTTTAGCTTTACTTAATCCACCGAATAAACTTTTACCAGTTACATCTTTTTCAGCAGCGTAGGCCGAAGCAACTGCCCCAATAGTGTGTCCTATTAGGCTAGGCTGTTGTCCCTGTGGTACGCTGTTAATCCGATTAAGCATCTGTGCATTTACGCCTAGCTTCTGGTCTTCTATTTGGTCTAGTGTAGCATTGACGTTATAATCTATTACATCTGAAGCACGTAACTTTCTAGCTTCTACATCTGCTATCTTAAGTGCTTCTGTCTGACCTACAAATCCTGACTCATTTACTTTTCTAGACTCTGCTTCCTGTAGGGCTGCAATCTGTAATTCAAACTGCTGTCCTGCGGCGGCTTCTGCTTCTTGAATGGCTCTTCTATTTAAGCCTTGTATCTGTATATCTCTGGCTTGTGCTGAAGCTTGCCAGTTACGTTGATGTAGAGCGTTCTGTTCATCGGCTGCTCTCTTAGCTTCCATAAATCCAACGACAGATTTACCTATCGTTAGCATAGTATATGGGTCCATTATCGTATCCTCACAAATTCTAAGAAGGGTTTGTCTCCTACACCCCACGTATCATGTTT